AGAAAAAAATAAAGTGCCTGTTGAAAGTCTATGCGAGATGTGGCATAACAAGCATGATGTCAATGATCCTAGATCGTTTAAGAAGGGTACCGCACAATGGGACGTTTCTAGTACAAGACTGTGGGACATCGTGAAAAGAGAAAACACAGTAATGACTCATTTTATCAGTAAGAATTTTGGGTTAGTCTTTGATAAATAATAATTGACATAAGCGAGGAAACAGAAATGATACTATTATATTGGTATGCGTTTTACATTGTTGTTGCTTCTATAGGCGCTTCGTTTGGATTACATGAATACTGGGCTCATAGAAGAGGGAAAAGAAGAGTCTGGTGGGAATGGCTAAGTCTCACCTGCGCTCTTTTCATTGGTGTATATAAACCATTGGGATGGATAGGTATTCATAGGTTGCATCATAAGTATCATGACACAGAAAAAGACCCGCATTCTCCTAAGCACAAAGGATATAAGGTCTTGATCTCTGATTGGTCTGATACCAAGATTCCTCCAAGAATAGTAAAAGATCTTTTAAAAAATCCGCGTATAATGTTTTTTCAAAAATATGGAATTTACATGTTTGTTCCTATAGTAATCATATCTTTGCCTACTGTGATTATGGGCTATATTGGAATGGGTGTTTTAAATTACTTCGGTCATAGTGATGGATCTGCCGTAAACAGATGGTGGATTAATTTATTTGCACCGTTTGAAGGAGCGCACGCAGATCATCATGGAGTTTAAACTATACGATTTAAAAGACAGCTGCCCTAGTTTTGTTTGGGATATTCTAGAAGAAGAGCTAGAAGCCATAGCTAAATCTAAAATGGCGTTGAAATATAATTATACTATGGAAAGATTAAGACTGGATCAAATGTTAACATACGATGTCTTAATAAACATGGAAAATCTAGAGATTGTATGTATGTCTGGACTTCAACGTATAACAGACGACATTGGACGAGTAAGCTCTAGATATTATGTTCCACCTAAGTATTCAGACAGATGGCATAGGAAAAAAAGATTTAGACCGAACTGGGATTATTTGATACCAAATCAAATTAGAGTAGCAAGAGAACACGGATTGTCTGGTTTGTTCTGGTCTATGGAGAATATATCACGCGATATATTCTTTCAGCAGATTTCGGAATATTCCTTACCATATCTAAAACCACACAACTGTTCTAGTAAAACTTTGGATGGATATTACAACATCAATGACACTAAGCAAAGAGTTTGTCAAGTGATACTAAATGAGAAAAGTGATTACGCGTTGAATCTGCCTCCAATGATTAAGCAAGGTTATGATCCAGAGTTTAAAAAGTATGAACTCGGTTTGTCTAAGTTGCTAGATAATAAGGGATTAGATGTCAACGATCACACGTGGTTGTCAGATGAGTCCATCATTAACGTTATAAATTTAACTGAGATGATACCTGACCACACGGTTATCAAATATATAGAAAGAAAGTATTATAAAAAATTGTACAAGGTGATGCTTGCTAGAGTCTATGCCGATGTTCCTGAGCATCGGGATGCAAGTGTAGAAGCAAAGGCCTTTCCAGTACATATGAAAATAAAGTTAAAAGGCGATTGGTCTGGATTTAAGATAAAAGAAAACGTTTTTTCTACTACCACGAGCTGCAATAATAAATATAACATTATGCAGTTTGACAATGAACGATATACTCATAGTGTAGAGGGTACTACATTTGATGTATTGATACCTTATGGAGTTTTAAATGATGAAGAAAATACTGATATTGGGTACGTCCAATAGCTGTAGACCCCCACTAAAATGCTGGCCGGAGTGGGTTGCAGAACATTTTCCAAACATTCAAGTAAGAAATGCTGCGCTAAGAGGAATTACGCCCGATCATATCTATGACGAATACAAAGTCAATGAAGATTGGAATCCGGACCTTGTTATAGCAGACCTGCCTCCTTGGTATAGATTTTCTATACCAGTGGCTACAGAGACGCGAGAGATAGAAATTGATTCTATCATAGAGCGAGATAATTACTCAGAAGTGATTTATAAATCTTTCAAGGGTGTTGTTCCAATCGGAGGCTATATTCCTCCTGAAATTTTCGAATTGCCGTCTACCATGCCAGCAGAAGCTGTAATGTTGATAGATAAGAAACAAAAAATAGATTATGCTAAATGGTTGCAGGCTCAGCAAATACCAAATTCAAATCTTACCTTATATGATGCCTTCAAGAGAAGAGCTGAAAATAGAAAAGATTTTGATACTGTTGTAAATTTTTCTAATGATGTCAGATTGTCTAGTTATTATAGAAAGAAAGCTGCTAAAGATTTATTACTGTTCGAATCAGCGGTAAAGTGTCCGTATAAGTATATTCATACTATAGGACCTTTTCCTTTTTATGTGAATGAAGATAATTTTTTAACAGAAAACCCGTTTCACTGGGTCTTGAATAACTTTGAAGACTACAGCACAATGTTCGAAGATGAATGGGCACACTTTACAGAAGAAGCTCATGAAATAGTTGCTAAGAGGCTTTATATACCGGCAATTGAGGAGATTGTAAATGCATGACGTAATAAAAGAATTAGCTGAAAATGGTACTGCAGTACTTAAAAATCAGACTATGTCAGATCAAGAATTCAACGATTATGTTCTTGGTCTAGGAAAACATCTAACCGACAACTGGTTTGTACGTCATCCAAAATTTCCAGCGTTGTTTAGAATTACAAATAAAACATTAGAAAATGGTAAGAGAGGATTGTTTAGCCAAGGAGAACTAGAGTGGCACTGTAATAGCGCTTGCTGCCTAGATCCAGAAGAGGTCGTTGCTCTTTATGGTAAAAAGGTTATTAAAGATGCTCCTACAATCGTAGCGTATTCTACAAAAATGTATAACGATTTACCGCAGACTTTAAAAGATGAATTGGACGACGTAGAAGTTACTATTACAAACTACAAGAATGTTTCTGGTAATGGTGGCATCTATACGGGTAAAGATGGTCACGATGTAGAAGATCATAAAAGATTAGATGAATACAACTTTAGATCTCGTGATGGTCTTATGACAATGCAAAAACATCCTAAAATGAGAGCTAAACAATTAAAGAACGGCAGATGGCTAATTAGTGTTAAAAAGAAAATTGTACAAATTCATCCCATCACTAAACAAAAAGTTTTGTACTTTCCATATCCGTTGATGGATGATTTTAAACATAAACAAGAATTGATCGATAGATTAATGCAACCAAAGTATATCTATCGTCATGAATGGGAAGAAGGCGATATCATGTTTATGGATCAAATTACGACTATCCATAAAAGAGAAAATGCGCTTTTAGGACCCGAAGAAAGAGAACTATATAGGACGGCGTTTTACTATGACAATTGAATTATATGAATACGAAAACGTAAACTCGTTTGACGAAGCTATAGAAATTTGCAAGCAATTTGGAAATGTTCAAACGGATCTCAATCTAGGAACTGTAACATCTCACGAGACTGCTACTGTTCCAGATCAAGAGTGGCATCAAGACGGATCTCACGTAGTTGATTTTCCAAAATATGCAGCTCTGTGGTGCGAGGAAGCTGAAGAGGCATGCCCTGCAACACAATATATTTCTACTCGATTGGATGAAGATGTTGCTAAAAAATACATTGACATCGAAACTGGATTAGATTTTTCCAAACCTATGAACGCTGGCAAATTCTTTATTTTTGAAACAAAGGCTCAAGAACGTTTATATAGAATGAAAGCTTATAGAGGAAAAACTCCTCTTATTCAAAAAGATGAAAAAGGATATTATGCGAGGTGGTGCCCTTTTACAATTTTGCCAGAAGAAATTAATGAGGAACTAAGTCAGATCTTCTTAACACGAGAACCAAAAGAAGTATATTGGAAACCTAAGAAGTTGGCAGTGTATGCAAACCATTCTACTATCCATAGACGTAAGCCATACTTTAATGCTGACGGCCATAGGATATTAAGAAGGGCGTATATACGCTAAAGATTAGTAATGGTGATCTCTGCTGCAGAAATCTGTGGGCTTGCTTCTAAAATATTTCTTAGATCAGTGATTACATCATCTAATCCATTTGTTAGATTATCATACACTGAGTCTTCTATGTCATATTGATTTTCGATGATGCTATCTGATCCTTCGAAAAAACTAACTGCAGTACGGTGCGAGTAGAGGCCTGAATTAGATAGTCTAGTCCACATTGCCGCGTCAGAATTTGACACTGCATCATTCATTATTGTTCTTCCAGCTTCAGGACTATCTAGTGCTGAAACAAAACTAACCTTATAATATACTCTTTTCATAGACCGCCTCTTTTTTATTTCTATTTATTTATATGAGTACAATGCTATATCACTTAAATTTACAATACAACGAAGATCTCTTATTACTAGAAGCAGAATCTTTAGACTACAACCCTTTCTCAACGGGAGGGAATAAAGGCAGTTGGTTTGATTATGCTCCAACGTGGGAACAAGCAAAAGTCACGGATCTATCAAACTTTATGTTTAAGGAAGTAAAAAGACTTACTGACTTAATACAGGAAGTAACTTCTTCCAAAGATGTAAGGCCAAGATTTTACAAACAACAAGAAAATACTGAGGTACCACCACACATAGATCATAACACAAAGTGTTCTATTAATATAGTTCTTTCTGATAATTACGGTCCTATTCAATTTACAGGGCAAGAACCAGCTTTTTATAAGTGCGCTGTTCTAGACACTTCTAAAGAACATTGGGTACCGCCATACGATGAAGAAAGATTGCTACTAAAGTTTTCTATATTCGATATTACTTTTAATGATGTCGTAAACAGTTTCAAAAGAACTATCTAAAAATATAATAGAAAATAACAATCTATCTTCTTCGGCTTCTTTCAAGTAATGCTCATACTTATTAACATTAATTAATGCACAATCATATACGTGTTCTTGATTGTTAATGTATAGTGTTTGTTCGCCGCCTAATAGCACTACATTTATTCTGGTTTTGCATCCAGTATCTCTATGCGGCTTTATATCTGTGCCTTTTGGTTGGAAATAATAACCAATCTTTATTTCACCTTTAAATTGATCCGCTATAGATTTGCCGTAACTACCTATAGACCACGTTTTTTCCCACTTTTCGTTTAACTTACTAAACGTATTGGCAGTATCTCTATTCCATTCTGATAGAAGAATTGATGTATCCCAAGGAGATTTAAACTTTAAAATAGTGTTATTCATTGAGTAAACCAAATTTATCAAGTCTTTCATAAACTTCATCCCAAGGATGTCGCAGAGCAAACTTTAATATAAGTCTATCGTTTGGGTCTGGCTCAACACCATGCATAACATGGCCGACATCCACAAATGCACATTCATAAGGATAAGGCTTATGTTCTATGTGTATGACTGGTTGTGTGTCAAACAGATTGATGTTTATAGACACCATCTTGTCTTCGTCTTGGTGGTGTTCTAATTTTGAATATTTGAATTGATAAGAAAACCTAGGAAAATTGTTCATCCCATAGATGTTTAGATCTCTTTCCACGTCTATAGTTAATTTCTTGAGTGGATGGTCATCTGATATGAACAATTGATACCAATACAAGTTTTGAGCTTTCGGAACAGATCTGTGCCACTGACCATACTCTTGTATGTTATCATAAAAGATATCTCTCCATCTTTTTTTATCGATTTCATAGTCTAAATGTATCAAAGGACTGCGCAATTTTAACCCCTATTGCAAATTATTTACTATTTATTTTATAAGCCATTGATTTCCTTGCAAATCTTTTTTCATTTTATTTGAAAAAAAGTGCGAAAAAGGGTTGACATTTACCTTCCAAAGTACTATATTACTATTATAAGGAATGAAAAGGAAACAACATGAAAATCATCGTTAAGCACATGGACCGCAACGAAATCTCTGGTGACGTTGAAGGTTTCACTCCAGTAGCAGAAGTTCTTGCTGAAGGTTTCGACAATGTAATGGATGCTCTTGAGTATGCTTACCGTTGGACTAACAACGTAATGGGTTCTTGGAGCCGTACAGACATCGAAGATAACGGTGACTACAATCCAAACGTTACTCGTCTAGCTCCTCTTCATGAGGGTGGTTACGGTCTTCGTTCAACTTCAATGTTTGATCGTATGGAAGTTGACGGTGTTGAATATGAAGTTTTAGGTTTTGGCTTTATTGAAAAGGAAGCGGTGTAATGAAAACGACTGATATCGATATCCGTGAACGTGGTCCAATGGTATCTTGGAGAGAGTACTCTAAGCAAACTCGCATCTATGTTTGGCCACAGGGTGAGACCATCATGGAAAACTTGATGAACCGTAAGCAACGTGAACATACTGTTTACAAAAAAGAAGTTATTCCTGGCGTCTTGGAAGCAATGGGTTTACCTGCTGATACCAAGGTTCGTTGGAGCCAATATGCAGGCTGCTCTTGCCCTTGTTCTCCAGGATTTGTCGTTGATGGCCATAGCCGTCATGATGTACACGTAACCGTGGAGTAATATTATGACTTGGACAGTAACAACACAGTTTAGCACTATGTGCCAAGCAGTCGAGAGTGAATTGCCTGAGTGCTGTGCTGTCATATGCGAAACTGAAAAAGAAGCTAGGGAATGGTTTCAAGTTCATGTTAGAGGTAGGCATAGCAATTCTAGGGTCGTTACCTTGATGAAAGAAAATCAAGTAGTTGAAACTTTTTTCAAATAAAATGAAAAAAAGGGTTGACATTCACTAGCAAATGTACTATATTACTATTATAGGAACAGGAGGAACCACCTATGAAATATGTAATCTCTACTCAGTGTCTTGAAAACTATGGTGCTCACTGCGAGTCTGGTAAGTTTTCCGATGGTAACGCCTACTGGAAGATGAAGGGCGGAGCTGACTACATCGTCAGCGGTCTTGAGCGTATTCAAGATGCCGTTGCTTTCGTTGGTGCTCTATGCATGCAGAACAATCTGTACTACAAAGAGTTTCCCGTCACATTTCGCACTCACGACGATTGGGAAGATGAACTCGCAGAGTTGGACGATGATTATCGTGACTTCCTCGTCTCTAGTGCTAAGCGAGTATCTCCACAGGAGGTACTCTAATGTACTATATTCAAAATGCAGCAAACAACCAGATCATCGCTATGTGCTCTCGCTTAGAAGATGCAAAAGCTTTTATCGGCTCTAAGCTCGACGAGCCAACAGTTTACATCATCGTGAATAAGGAAACAAAATAATGGCATACGTAACTTACAAAAACCGTTCTTCTCTTGATTATCGTTTCACGGTAAAGTCTCTTGACGATCCTGCGATCGCTGAATTGAAAGCTTTGCTTGTTGAGCGTAATGGATACATCACTCGTGCTCGTAAACTATATGGCACTTTGAGTTACTATGGTAAACAGAATACGCAAGGTCTTCGTATTCGTCCTCGTGGTCCTCGTGAGAATTCTTGGGCCCACGACACTCCTGCAGAAAATGCGACACATTTTGACGTTTATGTGCGCAATTATAGTTGACATTCTCTCTAATCCTGATATAATAGAATTATCGTTACACAGAAAGGAACACACACAATGTTTATGGGCGATATGAAATTTACTACTGCTGGCGACTTCTTGGCTTCACAAAAATCACAATTACATTATGCTGATGACAACATCGCAGAAACATCTGGTCAAGAAACATTCAATGCCGACGGCGAATACACCCCTCTTATCGAAGGTATTCGTTCTATAATTCCAGAATTCCAACGCATTTTCAATACCGAAAAATTGGATTCTGCTTCTAATTGGTACGACAATCCTATCAAAGATGAGCTTGACGCACTGCCAATGTCCCAGCGTTCAGCTGAGATTTCTAAACTTTACAGCTCGCCAATCAATAATTTGTTCGGCCGTCTTCTTAAAAATACTGGTATTGACTTACGAGTTGATCTTTCAGATGGCTATGATTGGGTATACACTAATACGCGCCGTACGGAAATCGAAGACAAAAACTGCATGTCTCAAGCTTTTGAAAAATTTAACATGTGGACCGGTAACGCTAACGCTGGTGAAAAAGTATCTATGCATCTTCTTAAGCGTTTTCAACTTGACGATAAATATCAAATCGTGGGCGCTCATGTTTCTTTGGTTAATCTTGATGATACTACTCAGTATTGGAAAAAGCCAAAATCTGGTAAAGGCGCACGCTCAAGTCTTTCCTTTACAAAAAATGATTCCCGTGGTATAATTCCAATTATGGGTTACTTCCACGTGCCAGAGCGTGGCCATAAACTGTTTCCCCGTTGTGAAAAAATCTAAGGAGGTAATATGTCAACACCTGAATCCGCAAAAGTCTTAGCCGAGTGTGCTGAGATCCAAGTCAAAAAGTCTCGTGATTATCAAAATCCGAACTCGACTGTACAACAAGCCGATTACTATCCAAACGGCGTACAATCGATCCATGATGTCATGCATGGCAAAATGCTTCGTATGAAATCTGTTATGGAAGCTATGCGTGGCGAAGACTATGAACCAAACTTCGAATCGCTCGAAGATAGTGCTAAAGATCTAATCAACTATGCATCATTCTTTGTTGCATATTGTCGACAAAAGATCGAGGGCCAAGACGGTTCCCGTGATATTTTCAATCGTCCAATTAACCGACAGGTGACGAATGTTGATGAATAGTGTAAAAGACATCCGTGAGTTCTTTATTGGTGAGCTCGCGGATGAAGCATTTACAATCGATAAAACTGGCCAGAAAACCATCGAGATGATTGGTGCAAACTTCGTTGCATCTGAACCATCTATCTTTGGCATACCAAATCAAGCTTATATTGAAGCTGAGTTGGATTGGTATGAAAGCCAAAGTACAAATATCTATGATATTCATGGCAAGAACCAAGATCCACCCGCAGCTTGGAAATATTCAGCAGACAAGCATGGCAATATCAACTCTAACTATGGCCATCTTGTTTTCTCGGATAAGTACTTCAAACAATTTTATATGGCCTTTGATGAATTATGGTGTAATCCAGACAGCCGCCGTGCTCAAATGGTTTACAACCGTCCATCAATCTGGGTTGAATTCAATGAAGGCGGCAAGTCTGACTTCATCTGTACAAATGCACAAACATTCTATATTCGTGATGGTGTCTTGATGATGGTATCTCAAATGCGTTCTAATGATGTTGTTTTTGGCTATAAGAATGATTATGCTTGGGCACAATACCTTATGGACAAGTTTGTTTCTAATTGGAATGAAATGGCTGCAGTTACAGGTGAACACGGTGAGATTGAAAAAGGTATGCTCATCTGGCAAGTCATGAATTTACACGTGTATGAAAGACATTTTAATTTGGTGAAATAATGGATCATGAGCCCGGCAAACTTATAATGATTTCTGATATCATTGAGACTAGATTGCGTAAAGAAAAGGAATTAGAGTACTATCAAAAGCAACTTGAGAAGATACAGCAAAGAATGTTTTTTCTCAAGAAAGATCTAGATCTTACAAATCTGATTATCGACTTAATTGAAAAAGAACGAGTTCATGATATTAAGGAACAAATGGAGCAAAAGCTTCTAAACAAAAAAGATGATGAGTAGAATGGAATATTATCGAGAAAGTTACCACGATTACATGAGACGGCGTATGCGTGAGGAAGATGCCAAGGATATAAAATGGGATCGTCGTTTCATGGAGATGGCTGAGATCATCTCTGGCTGGAGTAAGGATCCGTCGAGTAAGATAGGTGCTGTTGTTGTTAATGCTGAAAGGCGGATCCTTGCCACCGGTTACAATGGTTTTCCTCGAGGTATTGAAGATAGCGATGAACGACTCAACAATCGAGATGAAAAGTATCCTCGTATAATTCATGCTGAAATGAATGCTCTTATGAATGCTTTGTATAATGGCGTTACTGTAAAGGATGCCACACTATATGTTTATGGCCTGCCAGTTTGCCCAGCATGCACAAAGTGCGTTATCCAAGCTGGTATTAAACGAGTTGTAATGCCTACTGCAAAGACAGACAAGGGTAATTGGGAAGAGGTATGGTATAAAGAATCACTTCCCATGTATAAAGAAGCAGGCGTGGTAGTAACAACATTAGATGATTGATATGATTGTAGTTGGTATAAATCCTTCAAACGGCCCTGCACATCAGCAGAGTCCTACTATTAAAAGATTGAATCGGTGGATGGATCACCTCGGTATAAGGTACTATGCATTTACCAATGTTATTCACGAAACCGGACCTTACAATCAATCTATGGTTGACAAAGAGACTCTACTATGTTATATTAATGGTTATAAAAGAGTTATTGCTCTCGGCAACTTCGTGTCAGAAACGCTAAATAGACTAGGTATTGAACACTTTGTTATGCCTCATCCTTCACCACTAAATAGACTATTGAATGATATTGAATATGAAGAGATGAAACTTAAAGAATGTAAAAGATATATGGAGTCGAAATGAAAAAAATCCTTGTAACAGGTATGAATAAGCTGCAGTGTACGAAAGACTTCTTTCTGCAGCAACAACTTCAGGTTGTGCCATCTCACTATTCACTCATTCGTTGCCTTGAAGATATGGGATATGAGGTTGAACAGCGGCCTGTCAGACTAGGCGAGAACCTAGATCACTATGATGAGGTAGTGGTATACATTCACAGCATCCAGGCCTTCTGTCAATTCCTATGGTCCGGACTGTATGCCGTACATGCTCGCCCAAACTGCATCTTAGCTTTTGACGATTGGCAGTTTAAACAGATCTACAGCACTATTGAAACATATAAAGAGAAGCTCGAAGCAAACGATGAAGGTGTATTCCGCCAGTATCTCTTTGATCTATGGCAAGGTGTAGAAGATAAAGAAACTGTAGCGTCATATAAAGAACAATATATCGATGCTTGTAACATTATCACCAGTAAAGAGAATCGTTTGCTTGTAAGCGCCTTTGCAGGTGGTGATATGTCAACACTAGAACTTGGCTGGAAAGAAGAAAACGTTTACACATATAATCCAAATCCTTATCATCTAAATCGTCGTGCAGACAACGGTTATGGAACAGGTAGTGTTGGTTTGGATAGTTTCTTTGGTGATACACCAGAAAAAGAAATGAAATGGAATTTTGCGTCTCTTGTTCAAGAGAAAACGCGAAAATGGCTCAAGGCGCAGCAACCTGACGATTGGAAGTGGGAGATTGTTTACTATGGCGCAAAGCGTGGTAAATATAAGTCAGAGCGTAAAACCGAACCGGAAATGGTAAAAGTATTCGAACAACAATGGGGCTGTCTAATGCCCGGATACTTCCATGCCGGATCTGGGTGGTGGCGAGCACGCCCACTGCAGGTTGCTGACGCCGGTTCTATTATTATTGGTGACAAACCAGAAATGATGGTGTATTATAAAGATGAGGGTCTTGCTGGACTTCGAGTACAAGACGTAGAAGCAATGGATCTTACTCAATTGCAAGCTACTGCCAAAGCTCAGCGAGATGCTCTATATGATAACCATCCTTTGGATCAGAGCATTCAAAGAAACGAGCTTGAGAGAGTATTAGCAGCATGAAGTATTTAGTAGTAGGTGCGGGTCTATCAGGTTGTGTGGTTGCTCGTGAGCTTGCAAGAGCAGGACATAATGTAGATGTAATTGATAAACGAGATCACGTAGCCGGTAATGCATATGATTATGAGAATGAACATGGCATTCGAGTTCATAAGTATGGTCCTCATCTATTTCATACTAATAATGAAGAAGTATTTGAATGGCTTTCACAGTTTACTGAGTGGGTTGAGTATCGGCACAAAGTTAAAGCTCAACTCTCGGATGGACAATACGTCACATTACCAGTAAATCGTGAAACAAAAGATATTGTCGGTGAGGAGAATGTTCTCGACGTATTCTTCAGACCTTATACCAAGAAGATGTGGGGTGTCGAACTTGATCAGTTGAATCCTGATATTATCAATCGAGTTCCTATTCGTGATGATTACAACGAAGAATACTTTCCAAATGATAAGATACAATTCATGCCACGGCATGGCTATACTAAAATGGTTGAGAACATTCTCACTCACCACAATATAACTGTATCTTTAAATACTGAATATAATTATCATATGGATAAAGAATACGATCATGTGTTTAATTCTATGCCAATTGATGAATGGTTTGAATGGAAATATGATAAGCTTCCATATCGTTCAATCAAGTTTGAGACTGTAAGCCTGCCGATTCCACGGGCATTACCAACCGCTACTGTAAACTTTACTCATCACGGCCCAAAGACTCGTGTTACTGAATGGAAGAATATTCCCTGTCACGGCGATAATAAATATATCACAACGCTAACGTTCGAGGAACCATGCGATTACTCTGAGAATAACTATGAACGTTATTATCCAGTAAAAGATCGCGATGGTAAGAACCGAGAGCTATACAAAAAATATAAAGCCGAAATACCAGAGCATATGACCTTTATCGGTCGCTGCGGTTTGTATGCCTATCTTGATATGCATCAGGCTGTGAGCACAGCGCTCTCAACAGTGAGAAAGTTTTTAGCATGAGTGATATTACCCACGCAAGTATCGTACCACTAATTGGAGGTGAAACTATTGGTTCCCATCGAGCCTTTGGTGCACCTCCAATTCATTTTATGTCATATGAACCTTTTGCTGGTAATGACAAACATATTCTAAATTATTACGACAACAAGATTCCATATTATGTTCTAGATAAAGGACATAGGCCACCGCCAGGCGAAAGAGCAAATGTTGTATCATCAGTGTGTCCATGCGCTGGTTTATCAATGATGTCACATGGATACGGTGACGACAACGAAAACAACAAATGGATGATTGAGACTGCAAAGTATATTCTTGGTGAATATAGACCAGACTGTTTCTGGGGCGAGAACGCTCCAGGATTTGCTGGTAAGATTGGAACTAATGTTCGTAATCAATTGAAACAGATTGGTAAGGACAATGGATATACGATGAGTGTATACCGGACTAGATCTCTACTTCATGGTGTTCCACAGGTACGAGAACGCTCATTTTATTTCTTCTGGAAACGAGATAACGGCGTACCAATCTTTGAATACTACAATCGTGAGTACACACCAATCGAAGAATTAATTCGTAATGTAAAATCAAACTTTCAAACTGAACCTATCAATACTAAAAAGCCTTCCGACAACCCGTACTATAAGTACATTCTTGAAGAGATTGAAGGAGGCAAAACTCATACAGAGCATTCTCGCGATGTAGATCCAACGTCAGCTCGTGGTGTGGATTCTTTCTCTTATATCGAAAGAGCAGGTAAAACTTATAATGAAGTTGCTGACTGGATGGCTGCAAACGGTTTTGAGAAAGAAGTTGATAAGTGCCACTATAAACATGAGAAACTTGCTAAGGGTGGGTCGATTATGAGAAGAGGTGTCATTGTTCCAAAAGATCGTATCGGCGCTTTCGTTGGCCACTATCCTACTATGCTTACTCATCCTGATGAAGATCGATTTATTAATTACCGAGAAGCTATGTCAATCATGGGCTTGCCCGAAGACTTTGAATTGGTCGATGCGGGCCCTAAGGTAGCAAATCATATTTGCCAAAATGTCCCTGTGCAAACAGCCACAGACATGGCCACAGAGGTTCTAGCAACACTTAAAGGTCTAAGAAAAATGGTTGACACCGATTACATTTTGCAGTATAATGGTACTCAGAAGCTTGAATACCAAGAAAACATTACTACACTTGAGGCTTTTCTATGAGAACTGACTTTATCCTAGACTTTGAAACAATTGGCCAGTGTGCTCGTAAGGCGCCTGGCATTGAGTGTTCTTATGCAACATTTGTATGGGATCGCTTTCTTGATGAGCCTTATTCTTTTCAAGAACTTTTAGGTATCATTCAAAAAGCAAAACTTGATTTGCAAGATCAAATGAAGAACTATGACTTTGAATATCAAAAGTCAGATCTTGATTGGTGGCTACAGCAAGCACCAGAAGTTCGTAAGCTTTTAAAACCAAAGCCAGATGATCTTAAGCTACCACAGTTTATTGAGCAGATGATCGGATATCTTCGTACTCAAGATAAAGTTGATTACTGGTGGAGCCGTTCAAACGGTTTTGACCCAGTTATTCTAGATCATATGGCAATGGCCGTAGGCAAGGACAAGTTTCTAAACGAGTACATTCCTTACTGGCGTATACGTGATACTCGTACATTTATTGATGCGAAGTTTAACTTTACAACAAAGAATGGATTCGTACCCGTTGCAGATACTGAGCAATGGGAAAAAGTATTTAGTGCTCATGATAGCAGACATGATGTCGCAGCAGACATCCTTCGGATTCAGGCTATTCATAGAGCAGAAAATGATATGGAGCAAGTAGAAATATGAAAATTGAAATCTCTTTAGACAAACTCAAAGAGCAGAAGCTCTTTATCGGTACTCCGATGTACGGTGGTAACTGCTCAGGCTCATATGCTAAGTCCTGTAACGACCTGGCTATGATGTGTGCAGCAAATGGTATTCCTATCCGTTTTTATTATCTCTTTAACGAGAGCCTTATCCAGAGGGCACGTAATTATGTTGTAGATGAGTTCCTCAGATCTGATTGTACTCACCTTGTATTCATCGATTCAGACATCGCATTTAATGCTAAAGATGTTCTAGGATTAATTGCTGTAAATCTAGCAGACACCGAGAATCATAATATTGTTGTAGGACCTTATCCTAAGAAAACAATCGCGTGGGAAAAGGTTGCTAAGGCTGCAGAGCTTGGTAAAGGTGACGAAAATCCATTCGAGCTTGATAACTATACAGCAGACTATGTATTTAATCCTGTTAAGAAATTAGATACATTTAATGTTGGTGAACCACTTGAGATTGGTGAGGGTGGTACAGGCTTTATGTGTATTCCACGAGAAACACTTGAGAAATATCGCGATGCCTATCCTGAACTTCAGTACAAACCAGATCATGTTCGTACGGACAAGTTTGATGGTTCGCGAGATATCACAGCGTTCTTTGACTGTGTAATTGATCCGGAATCGCGTCGTTATCTATCAGAGGATTACTTCTTCTGTAGGAAAGCCCGTGACATCGGTATGAAAGTGATTATGTGCCCTTGGATGCACCTCAATCACATTGGCACTTATATCTTTAAAGGTAATATGGCTGCTATTGGTTCTCTCGGTGTGTCAGCCACCGCAGACAGTAAAAGCAATCGTAAGACTTATGCCAATAAAAAACAGTTGACAAAATCCAAAAAACGTAGTAAAATTAATACATAATGTGAAATTTGTAAGGAGCTTATATAATGAAGTTTAGTGAACGTACTCTTACCATTCTTAAGAGTTTTTCGACTATCAACAAGTCGATTCTTATGAAACCCGGCGGTGTACTTAAAACAGTAACACCAGAAAAGACATTGGTTGCGTCTGCAACTATTCCAGATCAGATTCCATCTCAAGCATGTATCTATGATTTGTCAAGATTTTTGTCAATTTTATCACTTTACAAGGATCCCGACGTAGAGTTTCATGATAAATACTTTATGATCAACGATGGTCGTCGTAAGACGAAATATGTTTACGCTGACATATCAATGATTCATGCAGCTCCCGAAAAAGAGATTCAACTGCCATCTCTGGATGTAGTTGTTGATGTTTCTTGGGAAGACCTACAGTCTGTTCTTAAGGCTGCAGGTGTGTTACAATTCTCTGAGGTAGCCTTTGTAGGGACCGAAGGGAAAATCTGGTTGAAAGCTATTGATAGCAACAATCAAAATTCTGATGATTATGGTGTTGAAATCGGCACTACATCTGATGAATTTAAGATTATCATTAAAACCGATAATCTTAAGCTCTTGCCTCAGGATTACAAAGTTTCTCTTTGCGCAAAGGGAATCTCTGAGTTCAAGGGTACGGACGTCACGTACTTCGTGGCAATTGATACTAAGTCGACTTATCAGAAAGGATAACAAATTATGAATGAAGCTCAAGCAGCTCAAGCACCCGAGGGACAAGCACCTCAACCGATCCAACTTTCTCTTCAGGATCTAGCAACTGTTGTACAGTTCGTAGACGTTGCGTCTCGCCGCGGCGCAGTAGCCGGCAACGAGATGGCAATTATTGGAATGCTTCGTAACAAAATCGAAATGTTCCTACAACAGAATGCTCCGCAAGGAGCTCCCGATGGTAACATGCCGGCAGCCGATGCTCCAGCTCCGGATGTACCTGAGGACGCACCACTCGCTGACAAAGTGGTACAATAATGAGTGGGGCTTCGGCCCCCTCATTTCTTTTTATATGATGATGGTGATTGAATGTCTATTGATGCAAAAGCAAATGAAGTACTTTGGGTAGAGAAGTACAGGCCAATGGTAATTGGCGACACAATTCTACCAGACAAAACTAAATCTGCTTTCAAAAAATTTGTAGCAGATGAATCTATTCCTAACTTACTACTCACTGGCGGTCCAGGTGTTGGCAAAACTACAATCGCAAAAGCTATGCTCGATGAACTTGGCTGCGATTATATTATTAAAAACGGCTCACTTAACGTCAATATCGATACCCTCCGATATGACATCTCCACGTTTGCCTCAGCGGTTTCCTTCACAGGTGGTAGAAAATACGTCATCTTTGACGAGGCGGACTATCTCAACGCAGCAAATGTTCAACCCGCGCTACGCAACTTTATTGAAGAATATTCAAGCAATTGCGGGTTCATCTTTACTTGTAACTTTAAAAATCGTATAATCTCTCCACTTCGTTCTCGTTTGTCAGAGGTTGACTTTACCATCGAGCAATCCGATCGGCCAAAGCTCGCGATGCAATTCCTACGCCGTGTTGAAGCTATTCTTGAACAAGAAAACGTTGCGTATGATAAAGCAGTTGTTGCAAAAGTAATCCAAAAACACTTCCCTGATTTTCGACGTGTACTTACAGAGTTGCAATCTTACTCCGCTTCTGGCGCTATTGATGAAGGTATCTTTGTTAATCTCAAACAAGAATCCCTTGATGAACTCTTTAAACTTCTAAAGAGTAAAGACTTCACAAACATGCGTAAGTGGGTTGCAAAGAACTCAGATCAAGATATGAACGAGATGTTCCGTCGTATCTATGATATGGCCAATGATAAGGTCGAACTCAGATCTCAGCCAGGCTTTATCGTAACTCTTGCAGACTATATGTACAAAGCAAACTTTGTCGCTGATCTTGAGATAAATATGGTTGCATGCCTCACTGAAATCATGATGGAGACATCCTTTAAATGAATAACGTAGAAGTATATGGCATCATGCCACAGATTACAACAAGTAATTACTACACCACTAATACTACTGTTCATGGTGTTAAGGTAACACAAACGAAACATCTTGAAACACCGACTGGAGTGACATGGGTTGAAACCGTTCAATGGACCCGTTACGACCATGCTGGTCGAGTGATTGATGAGAAACCACAGGGACAATTCGTTGATATTGTAGTATGAAATGGCTAAAGTGATGATGTGCGATCCGCCCAGCGGTTGGAAGTATGGTTTTCCTAAACCTTTACCCGCAGACTTAGGCGAAGATGAAAGTATCCTTCCTTGGCTGTTGAGCGAAGGTTATCCGCAGAAAGAGATTGACAACTGCGGCAAATACTTTTATGTTAGATATTGGGAAGAAGATGATGGTTGAAATTAGTGATAATGAATATCAGCTTTACCAAAAGCTCTTAAAAATTTGGAAGCATAGTTCACCTGAAAAAACTGGTGCATACTTCATTTGTGGTGAAGCGGGTGAGAAAGACGATTTAGGTTTGCCTGAATACATTCACGTTTGCCCATCTTATGGATTAGATGGAATAGCTTCATATAAATTGCACAAAGATTATTCAGCGCCGGAGTGGTAAATGAGCGAATGGATGAAACGTCTTATTAAAAAGCATACTTGCTTTTATTGTGAAAAAACAGTTGACAAAGCTGACTTGTTTAGTATAAAATTAGATACAAGTGAAGGGCCTCTTGAATTAAAAGCCTGCCCCACTTGTGCAGATGATTTAAATGATATTTTGAAAAAGATTGAGGAAGCTCGTGGCGAAGGACTATAACCCATTTGATTTTATGACAGCAGCTTCTTTCTCGAAGGAAGATCTGATTAACAATAACGAAAATCCAGAACTGATTGAAAAGCAGTACATTCCTTATATGGTAAATCGTGGTTTCGCAAACTTCGAGGATACTATCTTACATGCGAATGAAATGAATCAACGAGCTCATATGTTCCATGCCGCTCAGTTTCAATATTATCGTGGAGCACTACGCAAGCGTAAACGTTTCTCAAAGTGGCCAAAGGCCGATAAAGATGCAGACTTAGATGCGA